ATCGGCAACAGGAGTGATTGGTACTAACACTAATCACGACTTGGCTATCAAGACGAATGGTTCTACTAGAATGCACATAGAGAATGATGGTGATGTAGGAATAGGCACTACGAGTCCAGAAAAGCATCTACACATCAAAGGTTCTGGAATTCAACACGTCAAAGTTGAATCAACTGATAACAACGCAGGTATCGAATTGATGTCAGACTCAACAAATAGTTGGTTGATGTATTCACCCAATGGAAGCGATGACTTGCGTTTCTATACGGAAACATCGAGCGTGGATGTATTAACACTAGATGCAACGAACAAGCGAGTCGGTATAGGAGATACAAGCCCCAATGGTGTGCTTCACGTCTACAGGAACAACTCAGCCACAACAGTACCTTTGCTGAAACTGCATGAGGACAGCATATATGCAGACAACCCCACGCTCGAAATCACAACGGACAGAACGGACGGGGCCATACCCTCAATCAGCGTATCAGGTGGTGCGGTCACGGTAAGCGGGCCTAATGGGTGGAACACTTGGGAGAAGGAGACTCTTTACAAGCATAGTTATGGAACTGCATCAGGTGGAGGTGCAGCGCTGATTAATAAGTCACACAATGGTGTAGGAACCATCAATTCCTTCGCTCTGCCATACGATGCCAAGTTAAGAGCAGTTGCAGTCTCATATTCATTCAATACTTCAACAAGCAGTACTACAGACCAAACTTGGAGGCTCTTCCATAGTGGCGACCCCGCTAATGTAGTTTCAGATTTCACTTTCGATTTAGACAATGATATGACAAATATGCATGGTAATTTCTATGTTTATGTCTCTACGGGTTTAGATATAACCATGAATAAGAACAAGACATATTCCGTAAGAAGACAATCAGGAACCCTAAATATACAAAATCAGGTAAGATTCGATGTATGGTACACGAGACACACAGGAAACCATTGAGGTGATTAAATGGAACATCAAGCAACTAGAGAAGTTGATGAGGAGGGTAACGTCACGTGGGTCAACCCCCCTTCTGTCTCAGGGCCATACTACGATGAGTCAATAACAGATGAGGATAGATTGGAGCAAGCATGGTACGATTTCAGGACGGAGAGGGACTATCTGTTGAGACAAATGGATGTCTACCAAGGGGTGCTGCTATACAACAGCCTCTCAGCCACACAACAGACTGAGTTGGCTACATACAGACAGGCGCTTCTCGACCTACCCAATAATTACGATACCCCCGAAGAGGCGATGGCAAACACCCCAGAAAAACCAGACTGGATGACCTAGAGTAATCTATGGTTTGAACCCTGACCATGGTCTCAGTTGGTAAGTGAGGAACGACAGAGTCAGCACGAGGAACGCGCCTGTGACTGTGAAAGCGGCTGGAACATCATACGTCAAATCATCTAAGAATCGAAGGTCTATTTCTATCATATCAAATCGCACCTCCACCAGTTGAATCTTCTACTTGTTCTTATTTTGCTCAAAGGTATTTGTTGTGCCATCAGTATCCCATCTCGAATTTGCTAGGCTTCTTCAACTCACGAATCTGTTGAGTGGCGAATCGAATTTTCTGTGTGCTATGGAGATGCCAAAAGGTGTCCTTCGGGACTTTGAACTCCTTCTCCACTATGCGGCATAGTTCGTACCTCGATGATGTCTGTAGGTCATCATCTATCTTGAGACCGAGTACCTCAGAGACCTCCTCATCCGTGTACTTGACTCTCTTGTCTAACCAGACATACGCATAACCCATCACGGTCATGAGTTTGCGAGCCACCCACCGGAATAGTACCATGGTGTAGAAAGTACACCACTCTATTTGTACGTTGCGATTACTTATCTCTTTTCTTGAACACAGAGTCTATCCAGATATGCTTGCATTCCTTGCATTCCCATAGAGACACTCTCTTCCCATCATCGTGGTACTTACCACTCATGCGCCTAGGAATGTGCTTGTGATTGCAGTTGCGACAGCGTACTTTGAGCCTGTCCATCAAGCGGCCCATTTCACCGCGTCCACTTCTTGTAAGCACGTGATGCCATTTTCTGCTTACTTCGACTCTTCCAATCGTTCTTCTTAACGTAGCCACCGTCGACGTTGCTTGTACGCATCAAAGCATCTTCCACAAGACCGTCGATGCACTTCGGGCACACCATACCACTGCTGGTGCTCTGTAACGTGATGACTCCCTTGGAGTCGCTACCGCCCTCTCGCTCGCAGACTACGCACTCCATTACTCTCCCCTCTTAGCAATCATGTCGTCAATCTTGAGTATGGCTGTGGTAACTTCCGTAGCGCTCAGCACGGCTTGTCTGACTAGGGACGTCGGTTCTAACACACCTAGGTTCCACATGGAGATGACACCCCCGTCCTCTATGTTGGGACCATATTCGGTCTCATTGCTCTGCAACTTGTGCCTGAGATTGAGTATGCAGTCCAGTGGGTCATGACCACCATTCTCAGCGATTGTCGCTGGGATTATCTCCAGTGCATCTGCAAATGCCTCTATCGCCATCTGGGCGCGTCCCTCCACGCTCGCTGCTTGCGTACGTAGATGTGCAGCCATGGCCGCGTATGCGCTCCCCCCTCCTGCAACAACTCCATCACCATTCATGACGAGGCTGACCACACCCAGTGCGTCATCGAAGCCACGCTCGATTTCATCTAATGTCGTGGTCGTTGCGCCACGTAGGACGAGAGTGGATTGGTCTGAGTCTATTTCCCCTTGTACGAAGAGGTAATCCACATCGTAGTGCCTCTCGCTGTAGACCATGCCCTTCGCTGAGCACTCGACGTCCGCCGGGGTCTGAGATACTGATACGCCCAGTGTGGATGACAATGCGCGCATGGTGCTCTCTGGTAGCCTTCTGACCACGCTTATTCCGTGCTTCTCTAGGTAAGTGCACACGTGGTCCGCTGCTCCGTCTCTGACGAACACCATACCTCCCTCAGGCAGATACTCGACTAGCATCTTAGCCTGTGATAGCAAGTCCTCCTCGCCCTGCGATTTGAACTGGCTGTAACCCTGCATATCAAGTTGCACTGTCACATTCTCATCAGTCTTCTGTGGTTCGAGACCAGTGTTAATCAGAACGATGTGTTGGCTCTTTTCTAACTCCCTCTCTAGGACGGGCATTTTATTGACAATGGCTCCATTGAATAGGTAGGAGTCTCTCAACGACCCACCGGGTAGCGGTAGTACACGCACCTTCTCTGCACTGCCTGCCTTCTGCACTGCTTGTACGCATAGTTCCGCAACGTCATCCAAAGCGGCATCCACTGTCTTGCCTGTGATGGCAGTGCGAGCGATGTCCTTCAAATCGAAAGCGTACTTACCCTCTTTAGCATGAAATGCCTCTCCCTCTTCTACGGAGAGGTGACTGTCGAGATACGAGACTGCCATTGCCGCTGCTTGGTTGTAGCCATTGCACACGATGTTAGGATGCAGCCCCTTGTTGAGCAAGCCCTCGCTATTGCCCAGCATTTCCCCAGTCAGTACGACAGTCGATGTGGTGCCGTCATAGCACAGGCTCTCTTGCGTCTTTGCGCCTTCGATAATCATCTTCCCTCCGGGGTGGGAGACATCCAGTTCTCCCATGATTGTGGCCCCGTCGTTGGTCACCACCGCGTTACCAGCAGCGTCTACCATCATCTTGTCCCTTCCTAGCGGACCGAGTGTGGATTTTACTGTGCCCACTATCATCTTCGCCGCGTTTATGTTCTTCCTCAATGTTCCTTCGTTCTCCGTTTCAGTCATCTTACTCTTCCTCCTTCTTTATCTGTTCAATGGAATTTTCTAACGATGCCGCGACCTTGTCTAGGTAAGGCCAATCCACTTCACTGGCTAGTCCAGCAGCGACTTTCTGTATGTCTACCAGTGAACTACCCTTGATTATCATCTTGAAGAGTATGTCCAATGACCTCTTCAACTTGTAGTTCTCTTCTTCCGTCATATCCCTGTATATGGGCAATTCTCCTCTTGGGTTGTATTCTACCATTCTACTTCTACCTCCACTATGTCACCAGTCTCAAATGACCTCGACTTCAAAATACCATGTTCCTTTCCGTGCTGATACACATCATACGTCAGTTTTGCATCCTTGACGCAGTAGTCACACACCTCGTCGTACTTACCTGCGCTCCAGTTTAGAGGGGCATCAACGCTCTTCATCGTCTTGCTCTTACCTAGGGTGTGTGTCACTAGAGATTGTAGTGATGACTCCAGTTTCCCATGGGAGAGAGCCGCTTTTTGAAACAGTAATTTGGTATCTATGACGTTATCAGATTTCTGCATCACATCACCTATGGCCCAGCAGTCGAGAGACTCCTTCAACACTGGGAAATCGAATGCTATGATGTTGTGTCCGAGTATCTTGCCACCCTTCTCAACGTGCTTCGTGATATGGTCACCCAACACCCTTGGGTGTAGGTCATGAGTCTCAGCACCATCCAGCAACACGTCCTCCTTGGTAAATATGTGCGCGTCGCTGCCATCCCATGTTGCTACTACTGAGGGATTGAAGAGGGCCTTGTTGTCCCAACCACCAATCTCCCATGAGTAGTTGCTCGTCTCAATGTCTAGTGCCATTATGTCAGTCATTCTTTATTTCCTCCTTGAGTCTCAGATATACGACTTTCCCATCTTTGGCCGTATCGAACATGCTTGTTGCCCACTTGGAGAAGTGGTTGAAGGCAGTCCCACGTGTGACACCATTCTGAGTCATGTATGTGGACATGACTGTGCCTTTCTTTCGCCATCCCTCTCCCCTGTTACCTAGTTCGACTGCTTCGACCGCTTGGAAGGCTACTATCCACTTGTTCCTCTGTGTCGCTCGCTCGGCAACCTTTGGCCCAATCTCGACCTCACCCTCGAGCCACTGAATCAGGTTCTTGAACAGGTCATACAGAATCTCCTTGGACATGTCAACGTGCTCTCCAGTGACTTCCCAAGTCTCATCTAGCATAGCCATGTGTGTAGCGAATATCACAGTGTAGTTCTCCATAGCAGGTATGAACGAGGCCACCACTTCACTGATGCCCGGACCCAACCCTGTCAGTAACTCATAGTAATCCTCTATCGCATCGTACATCGCGGGGTAGAATGTCTGCTCGTCCGCATGGAACAACTCTGTCATGGAATCCTGTAGTAGTTCTTCCTGCTCCGCTCTGGTCATTGAGTCCCACTCTACGAAAGGAGTCTCTGTCACATCTAGGACCTTGTCCCTGAGTTTTTTCTCCAAGCCCATGAAGTACTCGGTGATGTCCTCGTAACTGACCTGCAATTTCGGCTGCTTCTTGTAAGCCATGCCTGCTCTCAATTGACTGACGTTCATCCTCCTGTCCATGGTCCAGTTAGACCAGTAGAGAAGCACCCTCTGGAAGATACCCTTGGTCAACACATACTCTTTGACGCCCGCAGGTGGGTAGGTAGTAATCCACAGTGACACCAGCGATTCAGTCTCTATCCGACCCGTTTTGGTATGCTTTACGAGCACGTTGTTGTTGCTACCTACGGGATTGCAGGCAGATTGGAGATACAGCACTGTCTCTTGGCTGTGTTTGTTGGGATTGAGTATGATGGACCCCTCGTCGAAGTTCAGAGCCTTCCTACCATTCAGGAATCCCTCTTTCTCTATGCTCTCCTTGTTACCTTCGCTATCGACGGTTTCCTCGAACCCACCAATCAACCCAGCGTCGGTACCTGTGGTGTACAGGTCTGTGGGTACGTTTATGTCTCTGAGAACGTCACCAACGAATTCCCAAGCGATGGACTTTCCAGTCCTGCTCGATTGAATCCAGAAGGTATGCACTCTAGGGTCTAGGTGGCTTTCACCCCAAGGTATACGGATGTAAGGTACTGCTAACTGACCTTGTATGAAAAAGAAAGATAGCATGCCCGGTACGTCATTGTCAATCGAGGTCTGTCCGAATCTCTCGATATACCCCTTGAAGACGGGGAACTTTTCTATCGCGGTGTATGAATTCACAGGTCGCATAATTTGACCCCTGCTAGGGTCAGCATATATACTTTGTTTAGACTGTACATTAGACAATTAGGATTCTTTGATGTCGGTTTATATATTCGGACCCTATTACCTTATGAGCCTACTTACGTTTTAAGCGCCTTTCTATGTGTATTGCATCTTCACTGGTCAAGACTTTAATTATCCTGTCAGCGAGCGTACTACCCATGCCCTTCACTTGCATCAGAGATTCCTTGTAGAGCATCTCCTCTATCGAGCCACAAGTGTCTAGCATCTTCGTAGCCATTTGATTCCCTATGCCGGGTATGGTCAACAGAACGTCCTTGCGAACGTCATTAGTGCTCACTCTCCTTATCGCCTTGGCGCCGTGCAGAGATGCTGGCTTGTGCAGTTTGTCATGTAGTTTAACGACGAACATCGCGGCCTCGCTCACTTCTTTCGTGTAGAACACCTGAGCATCGAAGTCTGTCATGATACGGGTGATTAGACCAATCAACACGCTTTGAACGTACGAATGGGAGACTTTCTTCTTGGGGTCTCTCACATTCCTGTTAGCCATGATGACGTACTCTGGTATCTTACCATGTATCAATAGGAAGAAACGCTCGTAGTTGGCATCCATGTTGTCCATCTGCTTCGCTAGGTGTCCC